ATTGCCGTATTTTAAGTCTATTACCTTAGAGGGTTCTTTTTCTACTCAAGAATGGACAAAACCTGAGGCTGCTAATTGTCCATTTTATGCATCCAAAATAGGAGCTTTACCTAGTATCCCGTTATCTGCGCTTCCATTTCGTGCATATGAAGCATATTATAATGCTTTTGGTCGTGATATTCGCAACAATCCTTTTATTGTTAATGGTAAGCCTGAATATAACAAGTATGTTCCCTCTTTGGAAGGTGGTTCCGATACGTATAAATATCAGTTGCATTATGCCAATTGGGAACCCGATGCTTACACTACTGCCTTACAATCTCCGCAGGCAGGTGTTGCTCCTCTTGTAGGTATTACATCTCTTGGCGAAGCAACTTTCAGAGATGCCTCCGGTGTTGAGTATCATGCTCAGCTCGAAACTGCCGATGATGGTGATACTGTTACAGGTTTCCAGGTTAAGAGTTCTAACGCTCCTGCTGATGTTGTCCGTAACCTTATTGGTATGGCTACATCTGGTGTTTCCATTTCTGATATTCGAAATGTTAACTCGCTCCAGCGTTTCCTTGAAATCCGCGTTCGTCAATCTCCGCGTTATAAGAATCTCGCAAAAGGACTCTTTGACGTCGATTTGGATTATGATGAACTTATGATGCCTGAATTTCTTGGTGGTATTTCTGATACCATTCCTGTATATAAGGTAACTCAGACTACACCTACCGAAGGTAATCCTCTTGGTAGTTTTGCTGGTCAAGGTTCGCTCCAGTCTGGTATGCGTCACGTCATTCGTAAATATTGCCCTGAGGATGGCTATATTCTTGGCGTTATGTCTGTCGTTCCTGCGGCGAATTATTCCCAGCTTCTTGCTCCTCATTTTACCCGTATGAACCTTTTGGATTGGCACTTCCCGCAGTTCAATAACATATCTTATCAACCGATGTTGTATAAGCATTTGTGTCCTTATCAGGCTTACGCTGTAAACCCCGCAAATATTAACAATGTGTTTGGTTATCAGCGTGCGTATTGGGATTTGATTGCCTCGTTTGACGAAGTGCATGGTGAATTCCGTGGTTCCATGAGAAACTTCCTTATTAATCGTGTATTTGATAAGGCTCCTGAATTGTCTAAGGACTTTTTGCTCGTAAACCCTGACCATGTTAATGATGTATTTGCTATGACGTCGGAAAATGGTGATAAAATCTTAGGTAGTATTGCTTTTAATATTACTAAGAAGACAACTATACCTCGTAACTCAATTCCTCATATTGAATAATTATGAAACAAGTAGTAATTCATGCTTGGAACACGCATACGTGTACATGTACTCGAAAGCCTGGCGAACTTCCTGTACGTGGTGACCTTGCTTACACTCCCGCTCAAATGTATGAAGCTGCAAAAGCTGGTGTACCTATATCTTCGCAGAATATTTCACAGTTGCCATCTAATGATTTTACTGATGAGGAATCATGGATTGTTCCTGTTGAATATCGTCGTGGTCAGGATATAGCTGATATTTGGAATGCTCAACGTGATGCCCGCGCTAAAATTGTAGCCGCCTACAATGAAAAGCGCAAACAATTGAAGTAATGGGAAAATTCTTTGCTGGTGCTGGTAGTGCGCTCATTGGTGGCGCACTTTCTGGCATCTCTAATTTGTTTGGTGCTCATTCTCAGAATCAATCTGTTGAAAAACAACTCGCGGCGGCGCGTGAAGAAGCTGAGAAGACACGTAAATGGCAGACCTCTGAGCGTGAAGCTCAAAATGATTGGAATTATAAACTTTGGCAGGCCAATAATGATTACAACACTCCTGCTGCTGTTCAGTCTCGTTTGAGAGCTGCTGGCATTAATCCTGATTTGTATGCTACTAACGGAGCACTTCAGGGTTCTTCTATTCAAGCTCAAGGTGGACACACGCCTTCTGGCCCTGTTGCTGATACTTCTGCATGGAATCGTTATAGACCTATTGGAAGTGTTGCTTCGCAGGCTCTTGCTGATACTGCTTTATCTGCTCAGGTGGCTAAGACTAATGCGGAAGCTGAAGGTCAGAAGCACACGAATGACATTCTCGCATCTGATGCTTCGTTCAGAGACGCTTTTAACCAAGGTCAGTTGGATACTATGGAGAGTACTATTCTTGTAAACGGTAGTAAGATTAATCTTAACGACGCACAAGCTGCTCAAGCTCGTAGTATGGTTGAACAGATTAATGCATCTATTCGCAAGATAGATTCGGAAATTGACCTCTTGATTTCGCAAGCTGCTGATGTTGACGACCGTATCTGGGAACGTCATGTTCGTGTAGCTTTGGATTCATTTATTGAGCATGGTAAACTTAAGGTTATGCAAGGACAGTTGAAAGTATCCGAACAGCAGGTTAAGATTGCTTTCCAGGAACTTGCCGCAAAGTTACCTCTCATGAAGTCTGAAGAAAAGCGGAACCAAGCTTTGGCCTCGTTCTATGAGGATTTAGGCATTAAGGCTAATGCTGAAACTGACCGTCTGCGTTTTGACCTTCTTCAGGATGAGAATTGGGATGATTTCGAACGGAGTATGCAACAGTTGCATACTTTACTTGGCGACATTGCGTCATTTATACCTTTCGCTAATCCTCGACCGTCTAACTCAGGCAAACCTCGGGAAAAGCACGAGACTAAAAGTTCTGACGGAAAATCTAAACACACTTACTATGATTACTATGATTAATAACGAAATGTATCCTCAACGACTTTCGTCGTCGAGCTTGTGGACTGGGTGAAAACATCCAGCATTGACTAACTTGATATATGTAGCACAACTGACACATTGCTCAGCTTGTGTGAAAGATTTGAATGAGCAGCTCTTTTTGAGCTGCCTCGCCCAATAACAATTACATGGCTACGGCCCTACGAAGTTTCCAACTTCGGTTTGCGTTCTTATCCATTCTGTCTCTTACTTCATCGCAAACATCAAAGCATATTTTTCCTTTTTTCTTTCGAGACGTGCAATAAAACAATGCGTAGGGAAAAATAGCGTTTGGCGTTCTGTGGTGAATGATGTTAAACAAAGCGTAGCGACTTTAACATCATTTAGCGCAGGTTGATAAACGATATTTTTAACTACACTTTATCTTTGCACATCTTGAGAGATTAAAGGAAATTATGAAATCGTGAGCTCGGTAGAGCGAACACCTCTCTGCCATCTCGGATGGCGCCGGAATGCATTGCGTAACGAAGTGAAGCGCGTCAGGGATAGGAGCGAGTATCGGCGAAGCCGATTTGTTTGAGCGGATAGCCCGCCCGGACGCCCAAATAAAAATTAAAAATAAAAAATTATGTCAAACATCCTTTGCGAAAAACCAAAATATATTTTAAACCCTGCTTTTAAACAGGCCGTTTTACAAACTGGAAAATTTGTTTACAACGGTGACGAAGAATTTGTTCCCGAAATGCGTCTTGCCGCATGGCGCTGGAGCTTCCCGTTCGCTCGTTTTTCACCGAAAGGCATTGATTTTGAGAACCTTGCATGCTGGCAGGACTCTTATTATACCACTGACCGTGATGGCGATATTGTTCCCATGTTCCTGGCAATTCCGTGCCGAAAATGCGCTTTGTGTCGCAAACGTAATGCTCGCGAATGGATGTTTCGTGCTGTTGCGGAAACTCAACATAGCCGCACGGTACCTTACTTTATAACTCTGACTTACAACAATTTACACCGCCCGAAGGACGGTGTTAACAAAGAAGATGTACAAAAATTTCTTAAACGTTTGCGTCAAATTCTTGCTAGAGACCATGGTTTTACTGAGGAAATTCGGTATTTTGCCGCCGCTGAGTATGGTAGCCATACGAAACTGCCTCATTATCACCTTATTCTGTGGAATATGCCTATTGTTTTCAGCGCTATGGATGTTTATAAAACTGTTCTGCAGGCTTGGTCTGTTCGAAAACGAGTTTATAATAAACTTACTCATCGCTTTGATTGGGATTATCTAGGCGAACTCGGTTTTGTTTATTGCAAGCCCTGCACCCAAGGCGGCATCCAATATTGTATGAAATACATGCGCAAGGAAAGTGACATTCCAAAAGACTGTAACCCAACGTTTTACCTGTCCTCTCGTCGTGGAGGAGGACTCGGTTACAAATGGTGCCTTGACCATGTACTTTGGTTTTATCAACATCCTGACGTTCTTACTATTGAAATTGTGGACAAATTTACAGGTGAACGTTTTTCGTCGTTCATCCCTTCATATTTCCGTCGGAAACTTTATCCTTGCCCTTCTATGCTTGTCCGAAAAGAAATACGCGACACCATTCAGCTTGTTGATTATTTCTTGTCTATTCGTGCATGCCTCTGGCAACTACGTCTCGGCATGGCTGACAAAGAAGTGAATGTTACTCGCAAATATCTCCATGAAAAATTTCCGTTTTACGATTTTGACACCTGTGTAAACCGCTTTCCTCGTTTTATCATGGATAATGCAAGGCAGTTCTCTTCCTGCTACAAAGAAGATAGTTTACTGGTAATCGAGAACATTCTTGACCCTTTACTTACCATGCTTAATGAATATGAATTTGACACTAGTTTTTACAAACAGCTCACCTCTGCAAAGCGAGAACATCAGATGTTTATAAGTCAAACAATGTCAACGCAGCCCGAGATAGATATAACTTATGTTAAATATAAGGTAGATAACGAGAACATTCTTGCTATTTACAAAGAAACTTTATAACTATGCCCTACATTTATGCGAAGATATATCCGAAGGTATTATTACAATGTGAACAAGATAAGATAACTTATCGTACCTTTGAGACACTGGATGAGTATATTTTATTTGTGAATTTCGAACTACCCGGACTCATGCAAGATGATTTTTTGGTAGTTTTATCTAATAATTTTTGTTTTACTTAAAAATTTTTACATTATGGTAAAGTTAAATGTAGATTGCTGTTCAGTTACAGCGCAAGACAATGAACCTCGTGTCACTTTTACAACTCGCAAGTTCCTCTCTACTCAGGAAGAAATGCCTGTTATTGTTGTTGTTCGTGACCACATTCCTCTCTCTGCTGCCATGCAGCTTATCGTTACTGACCGTCAATTGCCTGATGGTATGTATGAACAATATCTTATTGAACCTGAAAATGACTAAGCAACAGATTTATAAAATCATAGAGCACGCGACTACTTTCATTCTTGGAGTAGCCGCGGCTATTCTCTTGGATAGCTGTACAGCTTCGATGTCTTTGTTCTGGAAAAACCAGAATTCTTCTCAAGGTACGCAACAGTCTACTACTACGCGTGTAGATACTTTAAAAACTCCTGATATTCATGTTAATTTTTGATTATGGCAAATATTTTTCGTAAAAAAGATGCTTACATTGACCGTGTCAATCGTTCCACTTTTGACCTCTCATTTGTGAATAATCTCACAATGAAATTCGGTGCTATTACACCCGTGTGTCTGCTTCCTGCATCATTCGGTGACTCGTTTCAGATAGATGCTCGTTTCAATTTGCAATTGCTTCCGACTGTGTTTCCGATACAGACTCAACTTTATGTGCGGTTACATTTTGTCTATGTTCGTACTCGTACTCTTTGGAAAGATTGGATGGAATTCTTTGGTGGTGACGAGACTGTTACACCTCCTTGGATAGACCCTGCTGCCGAGAATACTATTCAAGGACATAAACAATTTAATATTGCTGATGACTTACAGACAGGAACACTTGCTGACTATCTTGGTGTGCCTACGACTATTACGGGAACTTATGGTACCTCCGTTTTTCAAAAACCTGATAAACCTATTATTCAACAATCGGCTGTTAACGCTTTGACAAAAGAAAAAGGTTACAATTTCCCGTATCGTACTATTACATATAGTACTTGGAGCGAACTCGGCGATAAGTACAAGTCTATCAATTTTTCTGATTTGTTTGAAGCGTCCCCCGTCTCTCTTGCTGGTCAGCCTGTGATTGAACTTTACGCGCTCGTTTTTAAATATTCAGGTGTTTCTTCCACTTCTACGCCTGAATTTATCTTTAGACAATCAGATTTACCCTCTTTGTTTTTGGATGCCATCGATAATAGTGATGTTCGGTTGTTGGTTTATCGTGATGCTGCAATGACCTCGGATAATTGTGTTATGGTTACGCTTCCTAACCCTGATTCTTCGGGGTTAATTAAAGTGTCTGCTACATTTTCTTCTGCCTCTACTGTTTTTTCTGTGGCTTTGGTTGTTGCATCTCAGCGCGAGGACATGAATATTTTTATTCAGTCGTCCCATGATTCTTCACCTGTTGAGGTCTCGTCAGTTGTTCTTTCGCCTGATGTATTGCCGTATTTTAAGTCTATTACCTTAGAGGGTTCTTTTTCTACTCAAGAATGGACAAAACCTGAGGCTGCTAATTGTCCATTTTATGCATCCAAAAACAAA